AATGGAACAACAATCTTAATGTTGATTTTGATTTAACAGTTAAAGAGAGTGAGTTTCCTACTGAACCTGAACGTGAATCAGAGGTAATGCATCAGCATGCTTATCGTGAGATGAAAGAAGAGATATCAAATGCTATTCGTATCCTTCAACTTACCGATGAAGAAGTGGTGTCAACATCTACTTACAATTCGATAGCAAAATATCTATAGCAAGTCGGGCGTCAGCCAATAGGGGCAGGACGCCCTCAAACAAAGGAGATAAAATGATAGACTTAGACGCAGAGTTTATGCGAGAGGATGTCAAGTTAGAAATCAACGAGTTGGATGGTAAGTATAATCCATTTGACCGTGATACAAATGTCCGTATAGTAGAAGACATTCGTAAAGCAATTGATAACATAGCAGATGGAGTTATACCATCAGCCCAACACATAGCAGAGGTAGCGATTGCTACCAATGAAAACCTACAAATCCGTGACTTCCTAATGGGCCTACGCCTTGAGAAAGATACAGATTATATTGGCACTTATCTATCAGTTATTGGTAATGTTATTACTAAAGATAAATGCATCCCAATTGCTACAGTATTTACTACGTATCTATATGAAGCAGAGGAGATGGAGTATGCTAAAGAATTTCTTGGTAAAGTATTAGAAAACAATCCAGATTATCCATTAGCCAAACTACTCAAGCGTGTATATGATGCACAGTGGCCAGCCTCAGAGATGAGAGAGATGGCAATCAAACTATATGATAGTATCCTAGAAAATATTTATGAGGTTAGCAATGACAACTGATACATTAGTATACGGAACAGCACGCAAAGCAGCATGGCACAAAGCAGGTGTAGCAGTCGAAGCAACATCAGCCAGTGAGGTAGCCAGTCAAGCAGGATTAGATTGGTCAGTATCATTACATGATATAACTGCAACCTATACAGTTCCAGGTGAGAATGGAATTAACATGGTTAAAGATTATATCCCAGTAGAAAATAAGAAAGCAGTTATCAAGACAACACCATATGGTCAAACATCAGCCATTGGTGTAGTTGGTAATCGCTACAAAGTATTTCAGAACGCAGAAATCTTTGGAGCATTAGATAACTTAATTGATTCTAGTGGCATGAGATACGCAGCAGCAGGTGAGTATGATGGTGGTGGTAAAGTCTGGATGCTAATGGAAACTCCGATGGAGATGACAATAGCCAATGACCCACACGCAGCATTCTTATTGGCCAAGACTAGCCACGATGGTAGTAGTTCAGTAATCATCAGACCAATCATTGAGCGATTGTTTTGTATGAATCAAATCAATAAGATATACAAAGGCAAAAACAAGTATACTTATCAGTTGAACCATACAACTAACGCTCAGTTATCTATATCAGAGATTAGTAATATCATTCAACTAAGTTATGATATGGCTAATGATTACACAGCACTAGCAGATATGTTGCTTGCCAAAGAGGCAAGCCACGAGCACGCCAAAAATTATTTCAAGCGTGTGTTTGCATTACCGCCAAAGGTAGAAGGAGTTCCTTACGATATGTTATCGCTAGGTGAGAAGAAGCAACAGAGTCGTGCTACTCAGGCTAGAAACATAGCCTTTGATATCTATGCTAACTCTCCTACACAAGAAAACATACGAGACACAGAGTTTGGTATGTGGCATGCAATTGTAGAGTGGGCTGATTATAATGCAAAAGGTAAGAACCTAGCGTTGCGTGCCATCTCAGGCACCAGTGATAACATAAAGACCAGAGCACTTGAATTGCTTGGTGTCTCATGAGTATAATATCTACATCAAATGTAATGCAAGTAAAAGTAGCAGAGCACCAAGTCCAACATAAATGTCCTTGCCTAACTTGCCGTCAAGATAGAGTAAGGGAATGGGTGGGTAAGTTACTTGATGCTGGTATTCCTGCTGATAATATTATGATGGAGATTAATCAGTATGGTGGTAGAGTAATTATATACTCAGGTAATAAAGATAAAGACTGCCATCATTTGCATAAAGAAAAATGGTGCTATCAATTTAATGATAGGTCATTTGATTTTGCTATGATATGGTGGAAAGCACATGGTAGAAAACCAGAACCAACAACAGAAGAAAAAATTCTTTTGTTGAAAAAAGAAATAGAACAACTACAAAGGGAGATAGTATGAGAATGTACAAATACGAAGATAGAGATACTTACATAGACAAATGGTACAAAGGTTTGTTTGCAATGTATTTTTATAAAACAGATTCAGAAAAGTATGGAATTACTGATGGGTTTACATTAACTTTACTTGGTAATAATTTTAACTTTGCAAAGGAGATAGAATGACAATGTATTACACTGAGGTAGATGGAACTGAACCAACAGTATCCATCCAGGTGGGTGGTACCAAGTACACCCTTACTAATCAATCTTTGGCTCAGATAATTGAGGATAAAGATTCTTTGAAAGAAGAACTAGAACAAGCCCAACGCAAGGTCAAGAGCATGGGTTGGGATGTACGAGAGTTTTTTGAGTCAAGAAAAGATGGCAATAATACTGATGATATTACCTGCACAGTTGAGGATATAAATGAATTACTCAGCAGCCTAGGCGTAGACCAACTAACTAATACTTGGTCAGCGACAGTATTCATTACAGCCACCATCACAGGCATAGAAGCATCTAGTAAAGATGAGGCCGAAAACATTATTAAAGATAATGTTGAGGTTACCTACAATGATGATGGCGACATCTGGATAGATGATGTTGAAGTTAAATCAGTTTATCCTGAAGCATAGTGTGATACACTAATCTTGAGTGCCCTGATTTCGGCTATCTCCTTTCTCAGGGCAACTCATAAATAAAGGAGAGCAATGGCACAGTTAGTAATAGAGCGGGATAGATACGGCAGACCACTAGTAGTCCCGCCAACAGGCGGTAAGCCAGTTGCTTATACACGGGCAACTACGATTGCTAATTCATTAGATGATGCATCAGCATTAGTAGCATGGAAAATGCGGATGGCTGCAATAGGTTTAACTACACGACCAGATATATTATTATCTATTAGTGCAGCACAAGAAGATAAGATGGCAGTTAACTCTTTGATTGAATCCGCTATGGAAGTAGCAGGTGCAAACAAAGCAGCCAACATAGGTACAGCCATACACTCATTAGCAGAACGATTAGATTTAGGACAAGACTTAGGTGTCGTACCACCACAGTGGATACCAGACATCAAAGCATATGAAGAAGCAACTAAGATTCTCAACAAGAAGTTCATTGAACAGTTCAGTGTGCTAGATAAATACAAGATTGCTGGTACACCAGACAGACTTGTTGAGTATAACGGTGAGTTATTTATTGCTGATATTAAGACAGGTCGGATAGACCATCCTAATAACATAGCAATACAGTTAGCAATCTATGCTAACGGCTTGCCGTACGATGGTGCTACGGCAACCCGTAGTACATGGGGAGATGTAAACAAAGACAAGGCAATCATTATCCATTTACCTGCAGGAACTGGCACATGTAAGTTAGTGTGGGTAGATATTAAAGAAGGCTATAAAGGTTTACAATTATCCATGAAAGCAAGAAAATGGAGAGACCAAAAAGGTCTTTCTTATCCGTTCGAACAGGAGAACAAATAGTGTCTCACTCAGAAGCACCAATCAGTATCACAATTAAAACAGCATCAGGTAGTTTAGTAACAGTCCGTGCAAGTAACGGAGAAGAACTAGACGCAGTGGTTGCAACAGGATTAGCAGCCATCACATCAGCCACAACAGAACTAGAACAAGCAATTCGTGGCACAGTACCAGCACCTATGACAGTAGGAACAATTGCATCAGCATTAGGCGCAAGCATTTCACCAATGGATAACTCAACTGCAACGCTTAGTGGACGCAACTGTCCACATGGAAAGATGACTGCCATTCAAGGCACTGGTAAAGATGGCTCAATGTATCGTGGTTACTTTTGTGGTGCACCTAAAGGTGCCTTTGATAAATGCAAAAATGTTTATCTAAAGACAACAGATGCAGCATGGAGTACATTCGTAGCAGAACAGGTTAAGTGAAAACCCTTAGACGCTCAATCAGTAAAGCCGAGGTTGGTGGTGAACCATTACCACCAGCCTTCCAGGCTTTTGAAAGGGCGGGAATCATACTACGCAGAGCAGAGGTAACAGTAATAGCAGGCACTCCAGGTGCAGGCAAGTCATCAATTGCATTAGCAATTGCTGCCAGAACTAAACTACCAACGCTTTACTTTAGTGCAGATACCAATGCACACACCATGGCTATGCGTTTAATAGCAATGGCTGGCAACATGAGCCAACAATCAGCAGAGTTATTACTAAAAAAAGACCCAGACAAAGCAAATGAAATACTATTACTAAACAATCATTTGTTCTGGTCATTTGAATCTACACCTACATTAAAAGATTTAGATGAAGAAGTATCTGCATTCGAAACAGTATGGGGCAGAAGCCCTACACTTATAGTTGTAGATAATCTTATGGACATAGCAATGGATGGACACGAAGAGTTCCAAGGTATGCGTGCTGCAATGAAAGAACTTAAATATCTAGCCAGAGATACAAATGCAGCAGTGCTTGTATTGCACCATACTAAAGAGGGATTTGAAGGTTATCCTTGCCAATCACGGTCATCTATTCAAGGGTTAGTCAATCAGATACCAGCAATGGTATTAACTATTGGTCAGATGAAACAAGGAGATGACAACTTCTTATGTGTAGCCCCAGTTAAGAATCGCTATGGCAAAGCAGACCAGACAGGTAACAACTATGTTACTCTATCATTCAACCCAGAATCTATGCATTTAGATGATGTTATGATTCGTTATCTACCACAACAGCAGGAGTTGGGATGAGTAATCCACGCAAAGCAAAAGGTTCCAGTGCAGAACGAGATGTAGTTAAATGGTTAAAGAAATGGTTTCCTTATGCAGAGCGTAGAATTGCAGGAGCACATCTAGACAAAGGAGATATAGCAGGAGTTAATGGTGTAGTAATAGAAGTAAAAAATCATAAACGAATAGACCTATCAGCATGGGTCAAAGAATTAGAAGTTGAAATAAAAAATGATAAAGCATGGACAGGTGTAGTTATACACAAACGAGAAAGAAAAGGAGATGTAGGAGAATGGTATGCAACAATGCCAGCAAAAATATGGATAGAATTAATCAGAAAGATTACAAATGATAAATGAGTTATTAATTTTACTTACATTATTTCAACAAGAAATGATAGGATTATTACTATGGATAAGCACAGTATTGTTGCCTATCTAACTTATATAGGCGCCACCCTGCCAGCGGAGGGGCATGGTTGGCGCAAGATGCGTTGTCCTTTTCATGGTGATAAGCATGCATCAGCAGCAATTAACTTTGAAGATAAAAGATTTAAATGTTTTGGTTGTGAAGTACAAGGTGATGTGTATGATTTAATTATATATAAACAAGGAGGTAATTACAGTGAGGCTATCAAATTCGCAGAGAGCATTTCTCTTGCAGGCAACGGAACAATACGCTCAACACATTCATCTAGCGGAGGAATACCTTTCAAGCCGTCATCTCTCGGTAGACGAAGCGAGAAAGTTTCATCTGGGGATAGTGAAGGACGCTCTTCCAGGACACGAGAGTTACAAGAATAGGTTAGCAATCCCATACATCACACCATCAGGTGTGGTTGATATTAGATTTAGAACTCTTAATAACAATCCAGATGAACCCAAGTATATGGGTATACCTGGGGCTAAGACTACAATGTTTAATGCACAAACAGTATTAACTGCTGGCAATTATATATGTGTAACTGAGGGTGAGTTAGATACAATAATCTTAGAAGCCAAAACAACACACTCATCTATAGGTATACCTGGAGTTAACAATTGGAAACCTTATTATAGTAAGATACTAGATGACTTTGAAACAGTAATTGTTTTAGCAGATGGAGACAATGCTGGCTTAGAGTTTGGTAAGAAACTAAGTAGAGAACTACCTAACGTTAACCTAATGCAAATGCCAGAAGGACATGATGTTAATAGCATCATAGTTCAAGAAGGAAAGGAGTGGATAGATGAGCGAATTAGAAAATGTTTGGGAAAATGATAAACAGTTATGGGATTTTATAGGAGAAAATAAAAGATTAGTTGGCTTACAAATATCTGATGGACAAGGATTAGATATACTTAATGCACTAAGAGATATATATGTAACCATAGGAGATGACCCAGATAGTGCTATGAAAATGCTTACACTATTAGCCACAGTTATATATGCAAGTAGCATAGGAGAAGGTCAACAGTTTACTGATGAGATACAAATAGCATCAGCAATGGAACAATTTGATTCTAGTATGAAGGAGATATTAAGTGAAAAACCCAAGTGATGTAGATACAATTTTTAATGAATTACGTAATATCATGATGAAAAAGCAGGAAGATTACGGTCCGTTAAATATTGCCCTCGCTCCTGGCGGGGCAATGAATGGGCTGCGTGTTAGGATGTATGACAAACTAGCCCGTCTGAATAACATGGCTGATAAGGGCGGCACGCCAAACTATGAGTCTATTGAGGATACCCTTATAGACCTGGCTAACTATGCTATAATAGGACTATTGGTACAAAGAGGACAATGGGAAGGCATAGAATAGTGTTAAAGATTAGAAACCCATTTTACTTTACAGAAGGCAAACCTTCAGATGTAATTAAAGTATTTTGTTATAGATGTTCTAGAGAATTTTATGTGTATCGTGTAAATTTAAGAGCAAATA